ATGGAGGCAGCCACGGCGAAGACCACGACACGAAGGAAGCACGCAGCAGCGGCTTCCCCCCGCCTGGCTGCGGACGATAGTCCTGCGATTGAGCCGGCGCCTAAACGTGGTGAGGCGGTTTCTACCAACGAATCCCCGCTCGACTACATGCTGCGGGTGATGCGCGATCCGAATGAAGACGACGAACGCCGCGACGCCATGGCGAAGGCGGCGCTGCCTTACATGCATGCGCGGTTGTCGACTGTCGACGGCCAGTTATCCGACCAGGTCTCCGACAACGAAGGCGGGACGATCACATTCACATGGCAGCCGCCGCAAAAGTAGTTCAGCTGGCCTATGGGCCGCGGCGTCTCTTTGTCCCGTATCACGAACGCCGCGAGCGATGGGCCGTGCTAGTAGCGCACCGCCGCGCCGGCAAGACTGTCGCGTGCATCAATGACGAGATCGGCCGCGCGCTGCGCCTGACGCAGCCGCATGGTCAATATGCCTACGTCGCGCCGTTCCTGGCGCAGGCCAAGGAGGTGGCCTGGGAATACCTGAAGCGCTACGCCGGGCCGTCGATCCGCACCAAGAGCGAGAGCGAGCTCTGGGTCGAACTGATCAACGGCGCGCGCATCCGCATCCACGGCGCCGACAACCCGAACCGGCTGCGCGGTCCCTATCTCGACGGCGTCGTGCTCGACGAATACGCCGACATGCGGCCTTCGGTATGGGGCGAAGTGATCCGCCCGATGCTAGCCGACCGGCAGGGCTGGGCGACGTTCATCGGCACGCCGAAAGGGCGTAACGAATTCTTTCAGCTTTGGCAGCGCGCGCAGGATGATCCGGCCTGGTTCTCGGTGATGCTCAAGGCGTCCGGGACGAAGCTCTTGCCGCAAGCGGAGCTGGTGCAGGCGCAGCGCGACATGACGCCGGAGCAGTATGCGCAGGAGTTCGAGTGCTCGTTCGACGCGGCGATCGTCGGCGCCTATTTCGGCCGCGATCTCGCGGAGGCGGAGCGGCAGGGCCGCATCACCGATGTGCCGTATGACGCGGCGACCCCGGTCCACACCGGCTGGGATCTCGGCATCGGCGATGCCACCGCGATCTGGTTCTTCCAGGTCGCCGGCGGCGAGGTGCACTACATCGACCACTACGAGGCGCACGGGCAGAAGCTCGATCACTATCTCGGCGTGCTTGCGTCTAAGCCCTATCGCTATGGCACCGACTTCCTGCCGCACGACGCCAAGGCGAGGGAGCTGATCTCCGGGCGCTCGCGCGTCGAGCACCTGGCGATCTCAGGGCGCGCGGTGCGGGTGCTGCCACAGACCAAGATCGAGGACGGCATCAACGCGGCGCGGCTGATCCTGCCGCGCGCCTGGTTCGACCGCGTGAAATGCGCCGACGGAATCGAGGCGCTGCGGCAGTACCGCGCCGATTTCGACGAACGGACGCGGACGTTCCGCGATCGTCCGCGCCACGACTGGGCGTCGCATTCCGCCGACGGGTTCAAGTCCACCGCCGTCGGCTATCGCGCCATGACCATGGGCGAGCCGGAGGCCAACCCGATTGCCGAGATGCTCAAGCCCAGGACGTTCGACGACCTGATGGAGGAGTTGGATACGCAAGACGACGACTGATGCTTGCCGCGAGGCTAGGTGCGTACCGTGGGCAGCGTCTGTCAGGCTTGAAGCACTCGCTGCTCTGGTATCAGCATTTGATAAACGAGAACGCGAAGGGACGCTAACGACGATGTTCGAGAACAACGCGACCAGGTTGGCATTGATCGATGCCTTACTGAATCCCCGCGGGCCCGATTTGCCCGGAAGGGATGTGAAGTACGGCAACGAGATCTCGCCGATGATGACCGGGCCACAGCCAGATGCGGACGCTCTGGAGCAGAGGCGGGGATATGCCTTGCCCATTCCTTCTCGTTCTCCACGAACGTTCTCCGAGGACTATCGTCCGTCGGAGTGGGACCATGAGAGGAGGACAGCAACGGACGCCGAAGGGAGACTGCTTAGGGATATGGAAGGTCGCAGGCTTAGAGCCGAATACGTGGTCGGTCGGCGGCACAGGGACGGGCGAGATGTCGGCTTGCAGCCTCACGAAGTGATCGACGTGACGACCAAGTTGCTTGGAGCGTCACCGAGATTCTTGTCGGAGGATCAATTGCGGGAAAGGTGGCCCAGAACGGCCAACCCGCCCGTTGGCGAAACTTTGCGCAATTTTCCAGGATGGCCGAGTTCAGTCAATCTTGATGCTCGTCTCGATCCGAGCGCTCGCCATATAACGGCGGGCCACGAGTTGGGACACGTCATCGGGCTAACAAGGGATTTTGTCACGAATGATATCGAAGACGAACTCCGTAGCCTCTACAACACAATCAACAATCGGAGACGGACTCCAGATGGTAGCGATGCAGCGTCAGGGAGTCCGGCCGTGACGCCGGAGACATTTGGTTATCGGGACCCCTACTACGCTCGACACGAATACATTGCCGAAGCAATCCGGGCCTACATGACAGATCCGAATTTCGTCAAAACGGCAGCTCCGAATGTTGCGGCGGCGATCCGGCGGGCGGTGAACACGAATCCTCGATTGAACCGCACGATTCAGTTCAATAGTCTTGAATTTCCCAGGCATGCAGGGCTCGAAGCGTCTTCCGACCAGGCCGGAACTGATCTCGGCTAGGCGACGCACTCCCTGTCCTTGCTCCGCAACGAACGGTCTCGGCCGCCAATTCGCCCAAATTCGAGGCACTACTGGGCGTGGTGGCCGCGTTGGAGACTGCGTTGCAGCCGATTTGTTGTTCATCCCGTCAGATCGAACTGTCAGCAAGCGAGCACCGCGACGTCGAAGCTCTAGCAACGGGAGTTGTGCGCGGACTTTTCATAATTTTTGGCATTCTCTTAATTTTGGTCGCACGCGTCTTACAAGAAATACCCGGCACATGTGTGGGAATAGGGCCGCCGCCATGGGCGTTGAGTAATCCAGGGTACGTTGGCTGCTCCATAGTTGACCATGCGTGGCCTATGGAGGACTCAAATTCCTAGATCGCTTATCGAATGATCATGCCACCAAGTCATTTGAGAAAACTCATGCTGGGAAGCGGCCTCTTACTGGGAGCCGGCATCATTGGTTTTGTTGCCGTTCAAGAGGTTGAGTGCCGCTTGGGTCAATCTACGATTGTGCATCAGAGACTGGACACGATCGAGTCCGAGAGGCAGGCGTTGCACGACATTGCGATCGCTGGGATCACGCCATCACCAGACGCACGGAGTCTGTTTGAAGAGTTCGCGAAGCGCTTTTCTCTGATCGAGGCAACAGGCGAACGAGAAAGGACTTATGATCTTCGAAAAATCATTATATCGCAGGGTGGGGATCGGGACGAACTGATATTTGCTTTGCTAACTCTCTTCGCGTCGAACGGTATCGACGCCGAGAGCGTCGGCATTTACGGCAGTTCGGAAGCCGTGCGAAAGAGAAATATCGACGACATAAAGCGCGTGGTCGTATACGCGCCCGTCCAAGATCGTATTTTCGATCCGACATTGCCTGCCATTGAGCAACATCAAGGGTCCGGACGAGCAGTTATTGGGAGAATGCCAAGGGTTCACGACGCTAGGGTCACGCTTAGCATTCACGAGTGTCGTAGTTTTTTCCGCTGACACGATGAGAAGTTCGGCCGTTGAGCTGAAGCCGCCTGCGACCCACGAACTCCGGGGACGGCGGACGGGCGGTCATCTCGAGGATATTCCGGGGATTCGTTCAACAGCGGCGGGATGAGTGGCCCACGCGCAACACCCCGCGATTGAGTGGCGCTTCGGCGCGCTCGGCTTACAAGGATCTATATCGATGACTGACACCGCAGAACCACAATCCGAGCGGACCGACACCAATCCCAAGGACAACGCCAACTTCTGGCAGGTGCAGCTCGGGCTCGCCGACCGCGACCAGCAGGATTGGGAGAAGGACGGCCGCCTCGTGGTCGAGCGCTACCGCGCCGAGCGCAAGGGCGCCGCGCGGCGCGACACGCGCTCCTTCAACATCCTGTTTTCGAACACCGAGACCCTGAAGTCCGCGCTGTATGGGCGGGCCGCCAAGCCGGATGTACGCAGGCGGTTCGCCGATCGGGACCCGGCGGCCCGCGAGGCCGCCGCGGTTCTCGAGCGCGCGCTGATCTTTTGCGCCGAGGCCTACGACGTCGACCGCTGCATCGAGCCGGCGCTGCACGACTACCTGCTGCCCGGCCGCGGCGTGGTGCGGGTGGAATATGAGCCGGTGATCAAGGAGATTTCCGATCCGCTCACCGGGGCGCCGGTCGAGGTCGTCGCCGACCAGATCGTGCGCGAGCGCTATGTCTATTGGGAAGACTACCGGCAGAATCCGGCGCGTACCTTCGACGACGTGTGGTGGGTGGCGTTCCGGCATGTGATGAGCCGGCAGGATCTGCGCGACAACAAGTTCGAGCGCGCCGCCGCCATTCCGCTCAACTGGACGCCGGACACCGGCGACAAGCGCCCGGCGCCGGACGATCTCAAGAAGGCCGAGGTCTGGGAGATCTGGGATAAGTCGCGGCGCAAGCGCATCTGGGTCGTCAAGGGTCACGACAAGCCGCTGCGCATCGACGACGATCCCTATGGCCTGGAAGCATTCTTTCCGCTGCCGGAGCCGCTGGTCGCAGTGGCGGATACCCAGACGCTGGTGCCGCGGCCGGAATATTTCGAATACCGCGATCAGGCCGAAGACCTTGACGAGATCGTCGGGCGCATCTCGCGGCTCACGCGTGCGCTGAAGCGGCGCGGCGTCTATGACCAGGCCGTGAAGGAATTGAAGCGGCTTGCCACCGCCGGCGACAACCAGTTCATCCCGGTCGAGAACTGGCAGGCGCTGGCCTCGAAGGGCGGCTTGCAGGCGGCGTTCCAGACCGAGGATATCTCCGGTATCGCCGCGGTGCTACGCGAGCTCTATGCGCAACGCGACATGCTGGTGCAGGGCATCTATGAGCTCACCGGCATGTCCGACATCATGCGCGGCGCCTCCGACCCGGCCGAGACCTTCGGCGCCCAGCGCCTCAAGGCGCAGTTCGGCTCGACCCGCATCCGGCGACGCCAGCGCGCGGTCCAGAAATGGATTCGCGATCTCTACAAGCTCAAGGCCGAGATCATCGCCGAACATTTTGAGCCGCAGAAGCTCTCGGAGATCACCGGCATCGCGGTCTCGCCCGAGATCATCGAGGTGCTGCGCTCCGACAAGCTGCGCGGCTATCGCATCGACATCGAGACCGACTCGACGGTGTTCGAGGACGAGGCGGCGCTGAAGGAGCAGACGGTCGAGGTGATGACCGCGGTCGGCACCTTCATGCGCGAGGCGTTGCCGGTTGTGCAGGCGGTGCCGGAGCTGTCCCCGCTGGCGTTCGAGATGCTCGAGATGGGCGTGCGGCAATTGAAGCGCGGCCGCGCGCTCGAGGACGTGATCGAGCAGGCCAAGCAGGCGGTGTTGCAGAAGGTCACGCAAGCGCAACAACAAGCACAGCAGCAACAGCGGCAGCCACAAGCGCCGCCGCCGCCCGATCCGAAGGCGCTGGCGGAGCAGGCGAGGGCGGCGACCATCCAGGCCAAGGCGCAAGCCGACATGACGCTCGGCGCGCAGGAGATGCAGGTCAAACAGCAGGAGCTGGCGCTGAAGGTCCGAGAGCTGGAGCTCAAGCAGCACGACCTGCAGATGAAGTTGCAGGCGGCGCAGCAACAGGCCGCGCGGCAGCAGATGGACATGCTTGGTGCGGACGCGATGCACGCGGCCGGTCCGATGCCGACGCGGCAGTGACGGTGATCGTCTGATGACAACTTACGTGCTGCGCAACGGCGCGCTGATCGAAAGGCACTTGGCGTTCCCGCGCGCCGCCGGCCGGTCGCTGCATGTCATTTCCGACATCGCGCCGTTCCAGAGCCAGGAAGGAGCGCCGATCACCTCGCGCACGGCACTGCGCGATTACGAACGCGCCAACGGCGTGCGCCAGGTCGGCAACGATTGGACCGGCTCGGAACGGCCTGCGTTCTGGGATCGACATCTGGCGCGGGAAAGAACGAGGCCGCGATAGCGCGCAACGCCTCATCGAGAACGGATTTAATCCGGAACGACCTGCCAAGCTGGAAAGCGACTTCGGAAATCAAATTGAGGAGATACTTGTGGCCACAGCGGGAGTGGCGGTTTTGATCCGACTGCTGGCGTCGATCCTTGGAACGCGACGCCTGACACCGCCGGCGACCACTCAACTTGCGTCCAGAGTTCGACTGATCGAAGCGCTGCGGAACCCGCTCCCAAGTGAGCGATATGGAGGAGGGGTCGAGCCGGAGTCCGGCTCATCGACAATGACGTGGAGCGCGCAAATGAATCAAGCCTCCCTGGGTCAGAGAGTGCCACGTCTCCGACCCCCGCCGCTCCGGCCTCAACGTGCATTTTCCGACGACTATCCGCCATCTTATTTCAACCCGCTTTCGTGGCGCTATCTTAGGCGGGCACCAACGGACACCCAGGGGCGTCTCCTTTACGACACCGAGCGCCGCAAGCTCGAAGCCAAATACGTGGTGGGCCGGCGAAACATTGAAGGGCCGGACGTTGCGTTGGGGCCTACAGAAGTGCTGGATGTTTTGAGCGAGCTGGGTCATGCGCCGGAATTCTTGCCGGAAAGTCAGATGCCCCGAGTTGGCAACAATCAGCCGGATTTTGGTACGACCCGCGCTACAAGTTACCCGTGGCCCAGATCGTTGTTCTCTGGAGTCCAGCCGGGACAGGTCAGCATTGATGAGAGTCTCGATCCGCGCTCACGACACCTTGTGGCGAGTCATGAGCTTGGTCATGTCCTGAAGCTCTTGGCGCGACCATTTCTGAATGATGATGCCCAGAAAGAGATGCGTGCCCTCTATAATACGATGAACAACCCCAACCGGACACCAGATGATCGTGATGCGCTACCCGGCTGGGACGTTACACCGGAGCTATACGGCTACTCGCCGAAGACTGGGCGTAACGGGATAAATAAAGTCGAAGAGGAATACTACGCCGAGGCGTTCCGTGCTTATATGATGAATCCTAATTTCGTGAAGACGGTCGCGCCGAATATGGCGTCGGCGTTTCGGCGGGCGGTGAATTCCCATCCGCGGCTAAGACGTGTGATTCAATTCAACAGCCTGAGATTTCCGACATATGCAGGCGTCGATCAGTCGTTCGATCAACAGCAGAGCGGATAGAAAGGCCAGCCATTCGATGTGCGCCTTTAAACTGCCGAAATTATGCATCCAGTTGCTGGTCGATATATTTTAATGCTTATTTGAATTCGATGGCGAATTTCGCAACGAGTTATAGGAAGGCGTTGTTGGGCGTTGGCGCCCTTTTGATGATCGTCGGTTTGGTTGGCTTTGAGGTGGCCCGGCAGCAGTGCAATCTTATCATTGTTTTCACTCACCCTGGCCCTGACGCGTGGGATGACTATCAGAAGGAGTTGGTTGAAGTCGACATCCTTGGCATCGATCCGTCATCGGATGCGCGGGTCCTTTTTGATGGGTTTGCGAATCGGCTTTCCTTGATCGAGGCATCCGACGGACAAGGCCGCCGGTGGCATATCCGGAGCATCGCAAAGACGGGTGGGGGAAGCCGCGACGAGCTCATTTTTGCGTTGCTTGCACTCTTCGAGCGGAATGGGATTTATTCCGAACACGTTGACGTTTACAGCAATCCAGAGGCGGCGAAGGCGGAGGACCGCACTAAGGTAACGCGGACGCTGGCATGGGTCCCCGATCTCGATCGGATTTTCGATCCCACATTGCCTGCTGCCGGGCAACACAAGGACTCCGGATGGAAGCTGCTCCGTGGCAGGTCACGAATTCACTACAGATTCCCGTCAGGCTATACGATCTATATGTGCCCGAATTCGCAGAGCCTTGGCCTCTGGTGAGCGCCATTGTTCTTGCAGGAGAAACATCAGGCGGTGAGGCGGGCCGTTGGCCTGCAATCCGCCAAATTCTAGATTGTACTCGCGCATTCCCAGCAGCCTGTTGCTCAACTTGAGTCCGTCAAACGAGCCAAATGTACGTATAATGTATAAGGAGCTGCGCTGTGTTCTATGACGTGGTCCAGGCGGTGCCGGAACTGTCGCCGCTCGCGTTCGAGATGCTGGAGATGGGCGTGCGGCAGCTCAAGGGCGGCCGTGCGCTCGAGGACGTGATCGAGCAGGCCAAGCAGGCGGTATTGCAGAAGGTCACGCAAGCCCAGCAACAAGCGCAGCAGCAACAGCAGCAGCCGCAAGCGCCGCCGCCCGATCCGAAGGCGTTGGCGGAGCAGGCGAGGGCGGCCACCATCCACGCCAAGGCGCAGGCCGACATGACGCTCGGCGCGCAGGAGATGCAGGTGCGCCAGCAGGAGTTCGCGCTGAAGGTCCGGGAGCTCGAGCTCAAGCAGCACGACCTGCAGATGAAGTTGCAGGCGGCGCAGCAACAGGCCGCACGGCAGCAGATGGACATGCTTGGCGCGGATGCGATGCATGCTGCAGGCCCGATCCCGACGCGGCAGTGACGGTGATCGTCCGATGACAACCTACGTACTGCGCAACGGCGCGCTGGTCGAAAAACACTTGGCGCCACCGCTCGCCGTCGGCCGATCGGCGCATGTCATCTCCGACATCGCACCGTTCCAGACCCAGGACGGAACGCCGATTACTTCACGCGCGGCGCTGCGCGACTACGAACGTGCCAACGGCGTGCGACAGGTCGGCAACGATTGGACCGGCTCGGAACGGCCTGCGTTCTGGGATCGACATCTGGCGCGGGAGAAGGCGCGGGGAAAGTAGGGGTCTCCGAACGACGTGATGGTCCAGCTAACGACTACGACAGAGGGAATCCAGGAGAACTGATGACTAATGTTACAAATTCGCTGCTTGCACAGATGCTGATGGCGCAGCCCGATCAAAGTCGCCGGCCGACGACGCAACTCGCCAACGTAAACGTACAAGAGAGGCCAACGGAACTGGCGCCCACCCCTTCTTGGGACGACTCGCAAGCTCTGTACTATTGGTACAAGCTCCTGAATGGGGCACCGCTGCGGGATCAAGGCATGTTGGTGGAGAAGGAATTGGGCACGGAGATGCTAAATCCGGCGCCATTTTCCTCTCAGCCTGAGGTGTTAGGTGATCCATCGCGCTTTCCACGCCGTGAGCTTTTCGATCGTCGCTTTCGACCGCAGGAGCGATGACATTTTTCTGACAACGTTGAGTTGCATACGCGGCTTGGCACTAGCATTTTCCAGTTGATGGGGTAGTGGCCGTGAAGCTTCTCACTGTGGGACTCAGTCTCGGCTTGGTCGCCTGCCTTGTCGGAATCAGACCGGCTTGGTCCGAACTCGAACGCGCAGACGTTTACTTCCTCAACGAGCAGCAACTGCCGACAGTCGAAGTGCTTGGGATTGCGCCGTCCGAGGACCCGTGGATGCTTTTCGAAGCGTTTGCAGGTCGATTTTCCATCGAATCGCCGGAAGAATTTCGGCGTGTCCCGCACGACATCCGAAGGTTGGCCGAATCCGGGCGCGGCAACCGTTTCGCGTTAGCGTTTGCGCTTCTCAATCTATTTCGATGGAACGGCATCGATACTGAATTGGTCTTCGTGTCGACGACGCGGGATTCTGAGCACGGCGATCGCTATATTGAACGTGCATTGGTATACGTTCCTGCGCTCAAACAATATTTCGACCCGGCCTTACCCTTTGACAGGCAACACAGCAGCACCGACCGCGCATGGCTCTCGGGTCGGGCTCGCATGTATTTCTCCGCTGCCTTGCAACACAAGGGCAAGGCAGTCGGTCGTTGCCCTGACACATGTATGACGGCTGCCGGCAGGAACTACAGGGGCGGTGAATTCCGCGTTCCTAACGCGGTGAGCGTCAAGACCATTCGGTTACCGGTAACTGGGGCTGACTCCGTGCCGGCCAAGACTGAAACGTCAATTCCTAAGTAGCGGACCGGCGATATCGGCTACCTAGTTCAGTCGACGAGTGGTGCCTCGCGCCTTCGGTCACCGGTCGCACGTCCTAACGTCTCGTCATCATTCCATATTGACCACGGGCGGCTGGCAACGGCTGCCCGAATTCTTGAGGCCGTCATGGAAAACAAAATCACGAACGACTTCCTGGCGGCGATGCTGATGGATCCATCGTCGGAGCAAAAGCGCCTGTCGCCGAACTGGCTGGCATCCGCAATGCTGTATCGCAGGCCGGAATATGTGACAGAAGCGCAAGGTCAGTGGCCATCGGTGCAAGCGGGCGCCGGTGTCTCGACCGGCGAACGCGCGCCGCTCGACCAAGACGGTGGGCCACCAGTCGCCAAGCAGTCACAGAATGCGCCACGATCCCAGCCCGACATTGGCATGGGACGCGCTCTCGAGGTTGGCATCAGACAGGGACTGATGGCGAATTTCGCCGACGAGGTAGCCGGCGTGTATCGCGCCGGCCGGTTGGCGGGCATTGATCTGCCCGGGCCCTATGCAGGTCTTATGCAGTCAACGCTCGGGCTGGCGCGACTTGGCTATGAGACTTTCAGGGGCGAGCGCGGACCTGCCACGGAAGCCTACGAGCGTGCGCGCGACCAGATGCGCGCCGACACCAGGCGGGCCGAGGAGCAGTATCCCATCACGTATTACACCGGGAATATTGGTGCCGGTGCCGCCGTTCCGATTGGTCGCGCGGCGCAGGTCGCCACGCTCCCGGCGCGGATGCGGCAAGGCGCGGTTGCCGGCGGTCTGTTCGGCGGGCTTTCCGGCGTGGGGAGCGGCGAGACGCTGACCGATCGTGCTATCCAGGGGGTGGTTGGAGCGGGTGCAGGTACTGTCATTGGCGCCGGCGTCGGCGCCGCCGCGCCGGCCGTCGTCGAGCGTGTTACGCGGGCTGGTCGTGTTGTGGCAAATAGATTCGCCGATGGGCTTGATGCGCTGTCGCCCGCGACGCGGGGTAGGCAGAATGCTCCGTATGTGCGGGCCAACAGACCACAGGAGCTATGGGATCCGCCTACGGACCTGCCGCAACGCCCAATAGAGTTGGACTATCCGCGTGGTGTGCCGGTGAACGCCGCAGGGCAAATCACCCACACGATCGAGGGGCAGCCAATCCGTGCGCAGCGCGTATTTGGTCGGACTACGAAAGACGGTCCGGAATACAGCCTGCAACCCGGCGATCATGACTTTCTCGCAACAGCATTGATGGGGAAGAAAGCAGTACCCAAGTCAGTGCGGGACATGCGCAACGCACTGGAGGAAGAGGGCGTGAAGGATGCGGGTGACCCATTGGGACTGACGTGGAGAGATCGAAATACTGGTCGGCCCCGCGAAATCTGGCTTCAGAAGGGTATGAATCCGTTGGATTGGCCCCGAGTCTATGCCCATGAACTGGCTCATGCCATCGACGATTTCGCAGGACAATTGCCGACGAAGGGATTGCTGGACGAACTCAAGCTTGTCTACAACGCCTTGAACAATCCCGCGCGAACTCCAAACGGTTTTCGCGCCGCGCCGGGCCCGATGTTTACACCGGAGAGCCGTGGCTACGAGGGTGATGAGATATTCCGCGAGTATGCTGTCGAAGCGATCCGGGCCTACAAGACCAATGCGAACTACATTAAGAGAGTGGCTCCACGGACGGCGGCGGCGATCCGTGAGTTCTTCAACACGCACCCCGTCATCTCGAAAATAGTTCAGTTCAACAGCGCGTTTGGTCTGCCAGCCGCCAGCGCGCTTCCGCAAATTGTCGATGAAGGAGAACGGGGCCCCTAGCAAAGTAGTGTGAAATGCAGGAGCGGCCGCAGCAAGGCGACTCGCAATGCGTTCGTCTGTCAGACCATTCAGATGGTATAGAGAATTCCGCCACCTTTCCGCGTATAACGTAGCTAAGAGTCCTTGATCTTTGCCTGAGGAGCGTATGCGAAGCGACTTCGCGATCAGGATAACCCCAAGCCGCGCCTGGAGCGAACATCTACTCCAAGCCCGGCGTGAGGTTGCAGACCTTGGTATTGATCGATCGCCGGATGCGAGCGTGCTTTTTGACGCTTTCGTGAAGCGTTTCTCTTTCATCGAGATGCCGGATTCTCAAGGCAGTCCTCGTTCTATTCAGAGCATCACCAAGGCCGGGGGCGGAAATCCGCGTGAGCTCGCATACGTGTTGGTCCACCTGTTCACGTGGAATGACATTGAAGCTGAAGTCGTCTCGATCTATCCCGACAGCGTGGCAGGCCGGCCCAAAAAATTCACTTCTGTTAGCTCCGAACACACATTGGTACACGTGCCCGCTATCGAGCGGTACTTCGATCCAACCTTGCGGATTGCTCAACAGCTCAAGGAAGCAGGCGCGAAATGGGTCGCAGAGAGGCCTCGAATTCATCGCAGAAGTTTCGGCCTTGTCTGCGAAGGTTACCATGGAAGAGCGTTCTATCGGATGCTGAAAGAGCGCCGCAGGCAGCAGCCTAATCGACTTGCTTAGTTTTTGCCTAAGCGCGTCCAAATACCGAGACCATCATGACAGACGCTGCCATCAGCGCCGGCGAGGAGCCGCGCGCATCCAATCTCGATTCCATCATTACGTCCGCGCTCGCAGAGCGCGGTGATGGCGACGCCGCAGTGTCGGCGGGCGCCGAGAGCTTCACCGCAGCAACGGCCTCCGGTGCATCCGCATCGGATTCTGCCCGCGCTGCACCCTCCGGCGATCCATCGCCGGTGGCCGATCCTGCATGGCACATGCAGCCTGTCGAGCCGCCGGCGCGCTGGACGCCGGACAAGAAGGCCTCATTCGCGACCTGGCCGCGCGACGTACAGGAAGCTGTCGTCGCGCGGAACAGCGAGCTCGAGGCCGACTACACGCGCAAGACCCAGGACGCAGCGGAGCTGCGGAGAACTGCCGAGCCTATTCTGAATGCGATCAAGCCGTTTGAAGCGTATTTGAACGACCTCGCTCCGCTCATCGGTCAAACGCCAGACACGATGATTGCGGGCCTGATCGGCGCCGAATACCAGCTTCGGACCGGCGATCCGCACCAGAAGGTGCAGGCCCTCCGCGACATCGCTGCGTCCTACGGGATCGATCTTGCTGTACTCAACCGTGGGGAATTGCCGGCAGAACATGGCGCGTCGCAGACGCGCGTGGACGCGCTGGCGGATCCTCACTATCAACAACTGCGTCAATCATTCGGGACGCTCGAACAGCGCCTCGCGCACACCGAGCAGATGATCGAGGCAGAGCGACAGCGGCAGACCGCTCAAGAGCTCGAAGCATTTATCAATGCCAGAGATGCGTCCGGACGCCCCCGTCACCCGCACTTCCAGCGGGTCAGAGGCGTCATGACCCAATTGCTCGGCGATGATCCGGCTTTGACGCTCGAAGCGGCTTACCAGAAGGCGATCGAGCCTTTGCAACAGACGATCGCCGAGGAGCTGCGCGTCCACCGGGAAACGGCGGAGCGCCGGCGCCAGGAAGCTGTCGAGAAAGCCAGGAAAGTGGCCCCGGTGAAATCGTCCGGCTCGTCGCCGAACGGTTCCGCCAAGGCCAAGGACCTGGATGCTCTGCTTTGGGACAACATCAACGCAAAGATTGCGTGAGGGCCTTGTGTCCCGGACGCGGTGCAGCGCGTAAGCGGTGCACCGCTGATCCGGGACCGTTCCACATTCAGAGTTCGTAACGGTCCCGGGTCTGCACTGCATCACTGCGTGCTGCAGTGCGCCCGGGACACAAAAGTCTGTTCGCGCTCCCGAATGAGCGACGCTCCTTTCATCGGAGCATCATGAGATGGCATCGCCCAACTCATCCTTCACCGATATTGTGACCACGACGCTGCAGGGTTATTCCGGCACGATCGCGGACAATATCTCGAACCACAACGCGCTGTTGCGGCAGATCGACCGCAAGGGCAACAAACGTGTGGCAACTGGACGGACTATCGTCCAGGAGCTGGAATACGCCGAGAACTCCACGGTGATGTGGTACTCCGGCGCCGAGACGCTCGACATCTCCCCGACCGAGACCTTCACCGCCGCCGAGTTCAACTACAAGCAACTCGCCGGCAACGTGACGATCACCGGCCTCGAGGAGATCCAGAACTCCGGCAAGGAGGCCGTCCACAACCTCCTGAAGTCGCGGATCCGCAACCTCGAGAAGTCGATGAAGAACACCATCGCCACGGCGCTCTATGCCAACGGCACGGGTTCTTCGTCGAAGGAGGTCGGCGGGCTGCAGCTACTGGTCGCCGACGTTCCGACCAACACCGTCGGCGGCATCAGCGCCAACACCTATCCGTGGTGGAAGAACTACGTCTATGACTTTTCCGACAACACGGAGACGGCGTCGACGGATTCGATCCAGCACGCGATGAACCTGTCCTGGATCAACACCGTGCGCGGTTCCGACCAGGCCGATATCATCACCGCCGACGCCAATTACTATCTGCTCTATCTGGAGTCGCTGACGCCCAACCAGCGTTTCACCGACGACAAGGGCGCCGGCGTCGGCTTCACCAACCTGGTGTACCAGGCCAAGGTGCCGGTCATCTATGACGACCAGTGCCCGGCCAACCACATGTACTTCCTGAACACCGACTACCTGTTCCTTCGCCCCGCGAAGGGCCGGGAGTTCGTGCCGCTCGGCGAGAAGTCGAGCGTCAACCAGGACGCGCTGGTGATGCCGGTGGTGTGGGCCGGCAACATGACCACCTCGAACCGCAGCCTCCAGGCTGTGATCTGCGCATAAGGAGGACCGACACATGCCGAACACTCATTATGCGATCTCGGGCCTGGCCAACGTCAAGCTCGGGGAGACCCACGCCGCGGCGCAATACGCGCCCGGCACCAGCGTGAAGGGCAACAACGCGTCGGAGTGGCTCTACGTGGTCGCCGGCGGCACCATCGCCCAGTATGCCTGCGTGGCGGTTGAGTTCGCGGGCACGGCGTCGCCCGTCACCCACGCACTGGCGCGCGCCGGCAACACCATCGGCGTGGCGCAGAATGCGATTGCCTCCGGCGAATACGGCTGGGTCGCGATCAATGGCCATTCGTTGCGGGTGAACACGCTCGCGGCGGAGGGCGTCGGCGTTACGCTCTACACGACAGACACCGCCGGCGCGCTCGCCGATGCTACGGCATCGGGCTCGGCGGCGACGGTCTTTGGGCTGACGCTGGTGGCGACCGCGTCCGGCGCGACGGCGTCGAACGCCGCGTGCATCATGCAGAACCCGGTGGTGCGCAAGACCATCGTGGATGCGTAAGCACTGACAGCCGATCGGGCGGCGACGTCCGATCGGTACTGCATTCACTCAGGGCGGCCGGCAACAGCCGCCCATTTTTCTTGAGGAGCTACTCGTGGCGAACGTTACGAACGAATTGCTAGTGCAGACCATGATGCAACCGCAGCCTGATTCCGAACGGAACAGAGTCCAACCCGGCAGGCTTGCAAAAGCACTGGCCCGCGGCGTTGAGGGATTTCGACAAGGCTTTGGTGATCAGGAGTATGGAATGTCGCGAGAATTCCGGGCGCGATACCCTGGCTTAGCGCCGTGGCAGGTGGTTGTCGGCCCGGCGGATGTGTTTATGCGCGCCACATCGGGAGTTCTTGGGGGTGCGAGCGGCGCAATTGCCGGCGGTGCCGAAGCCATGGGCATGAGCGAAGCGGACGCGAATAGGCTCCAGCGCGACCTGAACATTTTTGGAATTGTGTCGGGGGCGGTGGTGCCGACACCGACAATGCCGCTTCGACCCGCTGCTGCGCGGCGAGGACAAGTTCCGCATCAAGCTTCCCTCGCTGGCCGGTCAGAAGGAAGTCTGCCCTCCGAAGGCACGCTCGCGGGTCGTGCGCCGGTCCTTGATCGACAGCCTCCGCCTGGCCTCGGCGCCCAAGCCACTCGGGGCGTTAGCAGCGATCTGCCCTCGATGTATCCTCCACCGCCGAAGCCGCCGCGTGCGCTGACCGACGATTATCGCAACGGTATCCCAGCAGATAGTTTAGGCAGGTTGACTCGTACAATCGACGGAGACCCTCTCGTTGCCGAAAACGTGGCTGGGTGGACGAAAGTGGGAGAGCCCCAAAGAGGCCTGTCGCAGGAGCAGGTGCTGACGATGATGGAGAAGCTGTTGGGGAAACCGCCTGAATACAAGCGGGCGAGTGAAATGGGAAACTACGTGGCCAAGACAGAATACCATCCGACCACGGGCATGCCTACAAGAGTGGTGATCAGCGAAGGCGTCGAGCCGGACGCTCTTCGCAATATCCAGCGTCATGAGGCCTCACACGTCATTGAGCAGACCGCGGGATTGATCTCGAGGGATGGCCTCACAAAGGAGCTTAACTCTCTTTACGGCAGCCTGAACAATCCGAAGCGAGACGGCCTCGATGCCTATCCGGGTGACGTTTACACTCCATGGCATCGCAAGTATCGACCCGAGGAGGTTGACCGCGAGTACATCGCCGAGGCAATTCGAGCCTACCTGACCGATCCGAACTATATCAAAACGGTGGCCCCGAATGTAGCGGCAGCGATTCGTCGCGCGGTAAATAGCAATCCACTCACGGCGCCGTACATTCAGTTCAACAGCCTCCCATTTCCTAAATATGCAGGTCTTGAGCGGCCCTCTGACCAACCGCCGTCCACGAGTTCCTAACAGACGACCGCGAGCGCGCGGGCGCTCCTGGAAGTTCCATCAACCATAGATATGTTGTAATGTTCTCCGAATAGCTCTCCCTGACCGCCGGGGTGGAGGACAAAATGCAAAATGGCGTCACTCACTTACCGTACGGTATCTGTGTCAAGTCCAGCGTCGAGCTCGCGTGGGACGAAACCATATGGCTCGATTGGGATGAAGAGATCGGCTGGTATGATCCCTACGCAGGGCGAGCCGAAGATCTATATTGGAATCCGGAATCAGGCTGGTTCGATCCTTTGGCGTCGTTCAAAGAGTATCAGTTGACAATGGCGCGGCTTGAGGCCCGAGAACCAAAACTCACGCCATGGGGGTGGCTTCGTTCGCAGGTGTATTTCCTTAAAGAAGATTTCTTGATGTGGATGAGAAATACGACCTATCACGGACGACAGCGGGATTTGGAGTTTCGCCGTGAGAACCGCAGGGCGCAATTGCATGCGTATTTTCGAGCCTTCACGGGGCGTCTGAGTAAGATTTTGTGGCGACGGCCCATGACCTAAACAAAAATTATCATCGACCGCACTGAGCAAGGTCAAGGCGCACGCCTGTGCCGTTACGTTGTTATGGCAGCGAAGATCGCGCAGAACACGGTCAGCACCAAGATGCCGCCGGTGACCATCTGCCAATCGCGCTTTACCACTGCGAGGCCATAGGTCCAACTCATGTGCGGCACGCTGGAAAGGAAACCTACAAAAACGACCACCTGCATCAGAATAAATATGATGGCGATCAACCCCAGGGGCCCACCCACCAGAACACCGAATGCCGGACCGCCACGCGCGCTGTCAATTCCCATGACCGCATAGCAAACGACGAGCGCGGTCACGTAAAGAGTGACACCCGCGATGAAGAGCAGGTTGCCTAGTCTGGCTTCGGTCCCTGCTCGGTGAGCCTCGTGGGCTTGCGACATCGATAAACTCTCCAGCCTGGGATCTGAGCCCCCGACCCATCGAAACTTACCTGATTTGGGCGGGGCGTTGAAGCGTCAACAGCGCTCATCCTGGCAATCTGACTGGCTGACAAAGCACGCAATCAGCCTCCCGCAATCGCAACAGGCTTGACCTCATGACAATCAAACCCATGGACGTGTGGATCGGATTCGATCCACGCGAGACGGCTGCATTCATGGTGGCGCGCGAGAGCGTCCGCCAATTCGATCGCAGCATTCCGGTCGCGGCCGTGCGATTGCGGCAGCTCCAGGAGGCGGGGCTCTACACGCGGCCGACGTCGCGCCGGCTCGGCAAACTGTGGGACGAAATCTCCGGCGCGCACATGGCGACGGAATTCGCGATCACGCGCTTCCTGGTGCCGGAGTTGGTCAGGCGGCAGGGCGACGCGGTGCGCGGCTGGGCGCTGTTCATGGATTGCGACGTGCTGCTGCGCACGAACCTCTATGAGCTCAAGGCGCTCCTCGACGATTCGAAGGCCGTAATGTGCGTCAAGCACGACCATCGCCCGTCGTTCAACGTGAAGATGGACGGCCAGGAGCAGACGTCTTATCCGCGCAAGAACTGGTCGTCGGTGATGGCTTTCAATGTCGATCATCCCGCCAACGACGCGCTGACGGCCGACCTGGTCAATGCGCTGCCGGGGCGAGATCTGCATCGCTTCTGCTGGCTTGCCGACGACGAGATCGGCGCGTTGCCGCCCGAGTGGAATCATCTCGTCGGACACAGCGATGACGGGGACGATCCGAAGATCGTGCACTTCACCGACGGCGGTCCGTGGTTCGAGGCGTTTCGTAACGTGCCCTATGCCGATGAATGGTTCGCGGTGCTGGACCGGATGGTGGCCTGATGCTGATTTCGCCCGACTACCTGGCTTTGCAGCAAGCGCTGCATGCCGATGGCCGCTACGGGATCAGCAGCGGCCGCTGGGTCGACATGGTCCGTGGCTTGAAGGAGCGTGAGCAGTGCTCGGACATCCTTGACTACGGTTGTGGGCAAGGACAGCTCAAGGCGGCGTTGGGTGACGGGGTGCGGGAATACGATCCGGCGATTGCTGGGAAGGATGCTGATCCTGAGCCTGCCGATCTCGTCGTGTGCACCGATGTGCTCGAGCACATCGAGCCCGATTGCCTCGACGACGTGCTGCTGCATCTGCGCACGACGGTAAAGAAACGGCTGTTGTTCGCGATTTCGCTGCGCCCGGCCGGCAAGACACTGGCCGATGGTCGCAACGCGCATCTGATCGTCGAGAGCGCTGAATGGTGGCTTGAACGGCTGGCACCGTATTTTCGCGTGCTTGAGACGATCGAGACCAGTCGTCGTGAGCTCGCCGGCATCGCCAGACCGGTCAGCGTCGTCGGAGCGATCAAGTCGGTCGGGGTGATGAAGGACGAGCGCAACGATCACACGCGCCAAAATGTGCTCAAGACGCCGAAGCGGATCCCGGACCAGCCGGTGGCGCCGCACGACCTCGTGGCGCTGATCGCCTGCTACGGGCCGTCGTTGCGCGCGACCTGGCCGTCGTTGCCGCAACAAAGGAAGAAGCTCAACGCGACGCTGGTCTCGGTGTCGGGTGCGCATGATTTCCTGCGCAAGCACGCCGTCGTGCCCGACCTGCATGTCGAATGCGATCCGCGGCCGCACAAGGCCAGGATGATGCGCAAGCTGAGCCGCAAGACCGCGTACATGATGGCTTCCTGCTGCCATCCGGACGTGATCGACCCGCTTGCCGGCTATGATCTCACACTTTGGCATCTCTACAACGGGCCGGAAAGTTTTGAGGTCCGCGACATCAAGAGCGAGGAAGGCTGCGCGATGATCCCCGGCGGCGGCTCGGTCGGGCTGCGCACCATCACGCTGCTCTATTTTCTCGGCTACCGAAATTTCATCGTGCACGGCATGGACTGTTCGTTCGAAGATACACCAGCGCGTTCACGCGCGTCTTCAACGTATAATGCCCAGCATGCCGGCGCGCACAGCGGCAAAGTCCAGAACACCATCGAGGTCAATCCGGCTTGCAAGGTCGGTGACGAAACGATGCGCTCCGACAAGTGGTTCAAGACCTCTCCGGTCCTGGTGAGTTACGCCAACCACATGCTGAAGGATCTGCGCATCGGCCGCTATCCGGCCTGCAATTTCTATTGGTACGGCGACGGACTGTTCCAGGAAATGCTGCGGCTGCAGAACCTGCAGATGCGGGCGCTCGATGCCGATGCGCAGGCGAGGGGGATCGACCAGGTTTACCGCGAGCCAGCGGACTATTTCAGCATGAACGAGCGCGACACGAACAGCTCTGAGGAGAACGCTGCATGACACTCACCGACATCACGCTACCCGAGGTCCGGGTTTACACCCAGTCCGCCAAGTTCTTCCGCCGCGGCGATCAGGACTTTATCGAGATTTCCTTCATCGGCGCCAAGGACACCCTGGTCGAGAAGGTTGCGCCGGTACACATGGCGCAGTTCCGCAACGAATGGGACGCCTACTGCGACGGCCGTCCGATGCAGCGCCGGGACGGAATCACCCTGACCGAGCTGCCCGGCCTCGATGAGGAGAAGGCCGCGAGCTACATCGCGCGCAACGTCCACACGCTGGAGGAGCTGGCGGCGCTGAGCGACGCGCAATGCCAGGGCATCGGCCACGGCACGCTCACGGACCGTCAGGGTGCGCGCAAGCTCGTAATGCAACGCCAGCTCGAGCGCCGCGACCGGATGCAACGCGCCGTGCACGAGGCGACCGCCGCCATCGGGCCGAAGCCGGCCGAGCAATATGCGCCGCGTGCCGATATCGAGGCCGTCAAGGGCGAGCTCGCGGAGCTGAGGCAGGGCATCGCTGATCTTGCGGCGGTTGTCGGCACGAACACCGGACGGAGCGGAAGGTCGAAGGCGGCCGCGGCCAAACGGAAGGGGGCTGTCTGATGGCGCTCTCCACGCTTCTTGAGATAGGCAACCGGGCGGCCGACGAGCTCTCGCTCGCCCACCAGTCGGCCTATATTGGCAGTATCGTGCCGGATGCACGCACGATGCTGGCCTGCGCCAACGCCGCGGGGCGCGACTTGATGCGAGCGCACGAGTGGGGCGCGCTCCAGACCCTTGGCATCGTCACGACCGCGAACGGCGTCGCGAGCTATCCACTCGCGGCCGATTTCGACCGGATGATCGCGGATACGGGGTGGGATCGCAGCAACGACTGGATGATGGTCGGGCCCGACACGCCGCAAATCAATCGCTACCTCAACGAAAGCGGTGTGGCGCAGACCGGCGCGCGCAAACGCTTCCGGCTGCAGGGGTCGAGCATCGTGATCTTCCCGACGCCGGCCGCGATCGAGACGCTGGTCTACGAATATGTCTCGAACAAATGGGCACGCTCGAGCATCGCGGTCGCGCAGGCGGAATTTGCCGCCGACACTGACACTACCGTGTTCGATCCGGATCTGATGCGCGCCGAGATGAAGTGGCGCTACCTCGCCGCCAAGGGCATGGCGTTCGACGATGCCCGCGCCGACGCGATGGCGATCCGCGAAAGCCGGATTGCCGCCGATCTCGGCGGCGCCAGGATGTCGATGGCGCCGGCGCCGGGGTCGCAGTTCATCGAGCTCGACAATCTTCCCGACAACTCCTGGTCACTCTGACATGTCCGCACGGATGACAGCGCGCCCGCGCCGGCGGGCGCCGTTCAATATCGCCTCGATCCCGCCGCCGGTCGGCGGCTGGAACCGGCGCGACGCCATCCCAATGATGGATGAACGCGACGCTATCCGCCTCGACAATTGGATTCCGGATACCAACTCAGTCCACCTGCGGGCCGGCTATACGACACATGCGCCGATCGCGGCAACCGCGACCGCGGTCGAGACGCTGATCCAATACGTTCCGCCGAATACCGCGAACGCCAAGCTGTTCGCCGCTATTCCTTCCGCGCTCTATAACGTCACCGCGGCGGCGACCGCGTCGTCGACCGCAGTTGCGATCAGCGGGCTTGCGAACGGTCGCTGGCAATACGATCAGATGACCAACACCGCCGGCACGTTCCTGATGATGGCGAACGGGACCGACGCGCCTCGTCTTTACGATGGCACGACGTGGACGACCGCGAGTGTCACCGCGTCGGGCCTCACGACCACCAACATCGTCGCCGTGCACAATCACATGAACCGGCTCTGGCTGGTCGAGGAGAACCAGCTCCACGTTTGGTACCTGTCGACCAGTGCGATTGCCGGGGTGCCGACGAAATTCCTGCTTCCCTTCCGCAAGGGTGGGAAGTTGGTGGCGATGGGCTCGTGGACCCGCGACGGCGGTTCTGGCCCCGATGATTACGCGGTTTTCGTGTCGTCGCGTGGGGAATGCCTGATCTATGCCGGCACCGATCCCTCGAGCAGCACCACATCGGCGCTGGTCGGTGTCTACTCGATTCCCGAGGTCATCGGACGGCGCTGTCTCATCAGCGCCGGCGCGGATCTCGGCATCCTGACGTCACAAGGGTTGGTGCCGCTGTCGCAGATCCTCGGGATGACCACGGGCGCGTCATCGCGGGCGAGCTTCACCGACAAGATCAGCGGGCAGTTCCGTGATCAGTATCAGGCCAGCGGCACGGCGTTCGGGTGGCAATGCATCGAATATCCGAAGCAGAACCTGCTCATTATCAACGTGCCGATCTCTGAACGGAGCCTGCAGCATCAGTACGTGATGAACATCAACACCGGCGCCTGGTGCCGCTTCACCGGGATCAATGCTGGTTGCTGGTCGCTGCTCGGCGACAGTCTCTACTTCGGCGGCAATGATGGCGTCGTGCGTAAATTCGACTCCGGCCACCTCGACGGGTCAAGCAACATCACCGGGACGCTGCAATCGGCTTACGGCATCTTCGGCTCGGTTCAGACCAAGCGCTACACCATGGCGCGACCGCTGTTCCTGGCGCCGTCCGGCTACAATCCGCCGGTCACGATCCAAACCGACTACGACACGTCGGAGCCGGCCGTCAGCGTCGTGTCGGTGCAGACCGGCGGGACGCAGTGGAACGCCGCGCAATGGGACACGTTCCAGTGGGCCGGCGGCGCGGTGCCGTCGCTCGGGTGGCAAGGCGTGACGGGCGAGGGGCGAGCGGCCTCGATCGCGTTCGGCGTCTCCGCACAGGAGGAGCTTACGTACAACGGCGCGGATATCGGATTTGAGCGAGGGAATTATCTATGACGGCGGATTCGAATCGTTTTGCTGACGTGCTGATGGAACCGTTTGAGGCGGCCGCATTGCGACAACGGCGGGCGGCTCAGCGGCAGTTGCGCGGAGTCCTGCCATCCGAACCGGCTCGCCAGGAGACGTTAGGCGAAATCTGGAATAGCCCGACGCCGGGCAGTCTCTTCGACATCGCGCAAGGAATTGCGTCGGGATTCCGTGGTGCCGGCCGGGCATTGTCCGGCGGATATGCCGTTCAGCCCGAGACACCCGGCCAATGGTCGGAGCCCGATGAATTCCGCGCGCAGCATGCCAGGCGGCAAATGCAATCCGATGCGTCGGCGCTCGCAGGGGCGGTCACGCTCGGCTCGCTGCCGCGAGTGTTGGCGAGAGGCGCTATCGATCCAAATGCTCTCGGCGCGGGCTCGCCGCCGCGGCGACTGTCGATGGACGCAGAGTCGGTTGCGGCGCGTGCGGACGCGATGGATCGCGTCTTTACGGGACGATCCCATTTGGCGGCGGTCGAGAAAGCCGAAGCTGCTCTTGGCGTGCCGATCGACAGGCTCCCGCTGGCACCCTATCCGGACGGTTTTGTAACGACCTCCGGCCGCTATGTAAGCCGGCACGAGGCGGCCGAAATCGCGTCAGAAACCGGCCAATTGAGGAGACCGCCGGAAGCGCCCGGATATATGGGGCTTGCATCCGAGCACACGCGGATGGCTGGGACCCCTAACCCTGCTGCTTCCGGCGGACGTACTCGCAGAACCGAAAATATCGGTACATCAGCTCCTGACTTACCGGGCGGAGGGGGAGGGGTTTGGCTGCGACGGGAACCAGGGGACGGCACAACCGCTCTATGGTCGCGCGCCGCGCGTCCTGCGCAAGTTGATGTTCAGGGGGCGACGGTTCCGGAGATTCATTCGACATTGGCTGCTGCCTGGGAGCATGGGCATGATGCCGTTTGGCTGAAAAACTATACGCCACCTGGGGGCGCAAGCGAAACGGTTTTGGTTGTTCGGGACGCTGCGCAACTACGTGATCCAAAAGCAAGATTCGACCCGGCGAAGATCAACAGCCGCAATGTGATGGCCACCGGCGCCGGCCTCGGGCTGTTCGCGCCCCTGACGTTCCCGCTGGCCAGAACGGAGCACCAATCCGAACCGCCGGCGCAATGAGCCCTCTCATCGTCGGCTCGATCCTCATCGGCGCCGACGTGCTGGTGGGCGAGATGGTGAAGTCGCGCATCCCACACATGCGCGGCCTAGATTGGGGGCCCTGCGCCACGCTGGGAGTCGTCCGGCGCGGCAAGCTGGTCGGCGGTGTTGTCTACCACTGCTATCGCGGCTTCGATGTCCAGATCAGCGGCGCTTTCGATCAGGTCGGATGGGCGCTGCCCGGGACGTTGCGGGCGCTATGCGCCTATCCGTTCCTAGAGCTGAAGGTGCAGCGCGTGAGCGTGCTCACCGGACGCAGGAACAAGACGGCACGAAAACTTCTGTGCGATCTCGGATTCAGATTCGTCGGTGTCGCCAAACGCGGCCTCGACGGAGTCCAGGACGCATTCATCTTCGAACTGCTGAGAGAAAACTGCAAATGGTTGAAGGATAGAGACAATGGGACAATCAGCACCACAAGCTCCTCCGCCGCCCGATCCATACAAGACTGCCGCGGCTGAGGGGCAATCGAACGTTCAGACCGCAATTGCCAATTCTGTCGTGGCCAACCCCAACACCTATGGCCCGACCGGCTCGACCACTTACGCGCGGAGTGGCGAGATGCAGACCGTCACGATGCCGGATGGATCGACCACGCAAGTCCCACGGTATAACCAGACCACAAGGCTCTCTGACGCTGAGCAGAGAATCTATGATCTGAATGCGCAGGCGCGAACAAATGTCGGCCAGATTGGGGTCGATCAAAGCGCTAGAATCGGAGAGCTTCTTGGCAGGCCGGTTGACCTTTCAGGGCTTGCGGTTGATCCGAACAGTTTCAACGAACAGCGCGCCCGCACAGAACAGTCGTTGCGCGATCGCATGGCGCCGCAGAATGCGCGCGATCTTGCGGCAGAGCAAGCGAGACTGACCAATCAAGGATTTATGCAGGGCACCGAGGCGTGGCGTGGTGCCATGGATGATTACAATCGTCGCATCAACGATCAGAACCTTGCGATTGTCGGCCAGGGATTGAGTGAGCAGCAGGGCATGTATGGAATGGCGAGCGATGCGTCATCCCGCGAAATGCAGCGCCGTATGCAGGAACGCAACCAGCCAATCAACGAGATCACGGCATTGATGAGCGGCAGCCAAGTCTCGATGCCGAATGCCCCGGGCTACAACGCCCCGACGATTGCCGGAACCGGCATCGGACAGAACATCTACAACACGGCCGCGCTGCAGCAGAAGCAATACGAACAGCAGGTCAGCCAATACAACCAGAATCTCGCCGGTATGTACGGGCTTGGCCAAGCTGCGATCGGTGGCGCCGCGCGATATTGGGGAGGAAAGTGACCATGACTGACTATTTCCCGAACGCGTACCGCAACAGGAATCCTTATTTCGAGGCCATGCTCAAAGAGGGGACGAATACATCTCCGATCGGTGCGCATTCGCAGGGGGCGTCTCGACTGGCCTTTGCGTTGCTCGCCGGCCTCGAACGCGGTCAGATGGACCGTGAGGCACGCGAGGCCCGTCAACGGATGCAACAGCCGCCGGCAATCGCGAATCCTCAGGCCGGCGCTGCTGGGACGTTGAAGAGCCCACCGCTCGGCGGTTCGCCCGGCGCGCCGACGGTGCCTGGAGCGCCCCCGCAGCAATCCGCACCGGGGGGAGTGCCCTATATTGCACCGCGGACCGAAGCGTCTTCCGGCTTCGAGTCTCGTTGGCCGCCGGAAGGAGCGTTCAGTTCGCACCCGGCTGATTGGTTCGGCCACGTCAAGCGACTGGGAGGGTGGGAATAGGTTCGGCTCTGGAGGGAGGAGCAAGCGCCCGGTGGGCATTGTAAGGAACGACCTCGATCCCACAGGGTCGGGCGCACGCCGGCATTTCTGTCAGTCCATCACCAGGAGATTTGACGAGTCGCATTCCGACGCCATAGTTCCGCCTCGGGTGAATTATCCCATTGTGCTGATGACAGCGGTCTATCCCCGGGGAAGTCACATGCTGGCGCAACGCGGTGGGATGAGCCGGAGAGCCTTTGCGGGCGGCTTGGGAACGCTTGTCGCAAGCCTGCCGAACGTTTGTCTTGCGCAGTCTTGGCCAACCACCGGCTATTGGGGTGTCTGGAAGCGAATTCCTTCGATCCTTGTTGTTTCAGATCCCAAAGATCCAAGGTTGCCGGCCGTATACGACGCTGTCGCTTTTTGGAATGCGATGTTCTCCAATCTTGGCAGCCCGTTTCGTCTTGGTTCCGTGAGCCACATAGCTGAAACGGTCCCACCACAGGACTCTCTCCGCAATTTCCACCGAGGCCTCGATCAGGTTCTGCAAATAGTCGGTTCGAACAATATGATCTTGCTCGACCACGTTCGTGACCTAAATGGAGATGTGGTCATTGCTCTGCTGAACGGGCCTACGTCGTTCTTCGCAGCGAGTGGCGGAAGTCGGAAAGTCCTGGTCGTGATACGGGACCATCGAACTTATTCATCCGATAAGTCGAATGAGCTTCTGGTCACGATCGCGCATGAGCTCGGCCATGTGATTGGATTGGATCACAACGATGATGAAACCGCGCTGATGTGCGGCAGCAATTGCATCGACACGTCCAAGCGTTTCTTGTCGCTTACGAAATACGAAAAGAACCGAATTCTTCACATGTACCCTGCGGGCTGGCGGGGCGACGCATCGCGCTAGAGAGTTACGGCATTCGCCGTTCAGGCAATCAATCTTTCACACGATTCTCGCAGGTCGATCTTTTTTCACCCCGGGCGGCTGGCGACAGCCGCCATTCTTATTGGAGATGTCATGACTGAAAACGTCACAAACATGCTGCTTGCACAATTGCTTCTGGCGCGGGATCCGCCGCCGCAGCGAACAGAGCAACCGCTGAATTTTGACAACAGGTGGTGGCCGGATGCTTTCGAATCGCAGCTCCCATATTGGCTTGGGCTCACTCGGACGCAGCCCCCGCCGCCACCGTTGTGGTTGGATCGCAGGAACATCGATCGGCCGTTTCGGCGAGGCTTCGAAGAGTTCGACGCGGAGTACCCAGGTCGACCGCTTCGGCGACCTTAGACGCTATGGTGATCCGCATACCACGCACCTAGTCGTCGAACACCGCAAATCAGGAAAATACGTAATGACTACGATCCCTCTATCCATGCGTGAAGGTCACGGCCAGACGCTGTCCGGTGGCGACGCGCCGCTTGCTGCGTCGCGCTCTGACGATGACGGCAAGCTCGACGAATTGATCGACAGCGTCACCGCGACGATCACGAGCCGCGACGCGTCCAATGGCGAGCGCGACGAGATATTGCTCGACGATTCTTCAGGCGACGAGAGCGACACTTGGCGCGACCTGAAGGCCAAGCTCGACGATCCCGAATCGGTGCACGAGCGCGGGCCCGACACTGGGCTCGACCGTGCGTTGAAGGTGGCGGTCGATCGCCACGCCAGCCAGGAGGCGGAGAGCGCCGACTTCCACCACTCGCGCCAATGGCGGGCCGAGCTCGAGCAGCGGTACGACGGACGTGTGGCGATCGGCGGCCTGCTTGACATGTTTGCGGATTGGCACGAGCGCCTCAAGGTGAATCCGCGCGCTGCCGCCGACGCGATCGCGTCCTCCTATCTCAAGCAGGCGCCTGACGCGGTTTCCCACGAGGTCCGGCGGCCGGGCAAGCCCGAAGGCGCGGCGCGCGCGGAGAGCGCGAATGCCGACCAAAAGCTGAATGGCATCCTCGATGCAGCGATCGACCGGCATCATGGCGAGGGCGACGGCGAACAGCGAACATTCGCTGCGAGCGCCCGGCATCGCGCGGCGCTCAAAGAGATGTTTCCCGGCATGTCCTACGCAGAGGCATGCCGCCGTGTCGTGAAGCTCGATGGCGATCTGCATCGCGATCCGCTGGCGACGGCTGGGCGCCTGGCGGCGACCTACGGCATGACGGTGACGCCGGCGCAGCAGGCCGTCGCCGAGCACCGGCAGGCGGCGGCGGGCGATGCACAGCAAATGGTCGCGTCCGCTGCGGAGCACATGCCAGAGCTGACGGAGATGGAGGACGAACTGGTTGAAGTGCTAGGCCGTCCCGACTTCGTGCATGGGCCGGACATGCAGAAAAACCTGCTACGTGCGCATCACGTGGTGCAAATGGCGCGCGACGCGCGACGGCGCGACCTTCATGTCACGCGACGGGCCCCGGCCCGTGACGATCTCGACGGCCAGATCGCGCAGGCGATGCAGGGCGCGTAAGTCGGGCAGCCTGGCCAGCTAATCTTGCAAAGGCGGCAACTCGCAACCCGTTCTCGAATCGGCGGGCTCGCGCTTGCGTGAGACGACGACAGATTCGACGACGGTTTCAACGACTCTAATTTGGAGGCACCCTTGGCATTCAACGGCTCAGGCGTCCACAATCGCGTCCACGACTGGACGCAGGATTTGACCAATACTATTCCCGTCACCGCATCCCGCATGGATGCGGAGCACGACGACATTTCGACGGCGCTCTCGTCGGTCATCTGCCGTGATGGGCAGAGCACGACGACGGCGCGGATTCCGTTTGGGGCCGGACTTTCGGCGGCTGCCGGCGCGACGTCGTCAGTCGCCTATGCTCAGACCAATGACCTGAACACGGGAATGTACTTTCCGGCAACGGATCAGTGGGGCTTGGTTGCCGGTGGCACGGCGGTTGCGGTAGGCACGGCATCTGGTGTTGCTGTAACTGGAGCGTTCAGCACGACCGGCGCTGTAACGCTCTCGGATGCTCTAGCACTAACTGGCAACTTGGCGATCAATACCAACAAATTCACGGTGACGGCGGCTAGCGGCAACACGGCGATTGCTGGCACGCTTGGTGTCACGGGTGATGTCGCGGTCAATACCAACAAATTCACCATTGCGGCCTCGTCGGGGAATACGGCAGTCGCGGGAACGTTTGGCGTAACCGGAGCTTCGACATTCGGTGCGGCTGTCACGGTTTCGGCCGGCGGTGCGGCTATCATCGGCAGCTCATCGGTCACTGGCTCGCTCACGGTATCGAGTAACTTTACTGTCTCCGGCGGAACCGTCTCGCTTCCTGTCGCAACTGTTGCAGACGCCGCCTTGGCCACGCCAGGATGCATGAAATTGATTTTGTCGCAGACAGCTTCCGGCTCAGCGACGATCGACTTCAATCAAACCAACGCTGCAGCTGCGTTCAACGGCACCTATAAACGATTGATGGTCGTCATATCGAGCATTAAGCCAGCGACAAACGACGTTGAGCTGTGGTTCCGCGTCGGTACTGGGGCGGGCCCTACGTACCAGACAACGGGATATTCCTATGCCAATGATGCGAGCATACCTGGTGCGGCCGGCAATCCGACGGGGGCAAGTGCTTCTAGAATTATCGTCGCTGGTGATGGAGCTTCTAACAGAGCAATTGGTAACGGGACTGGAGAAAAGTACTGCGGCACGCTCTGGTTCGACGCCCCGGAGCTGTCCGATATCATGCCGGTCTGGTACGAGGGCGGCTACATGAGCGCTGATACCCAGTGGTATCAATACAATGGCTCTGGCGCGTATACCACTGCTGGTGCGATCACCGCAATTCGCTTCATGATGGAGTCGGGAAACATCGCTTCCGGGACGTTCGCGCTTTATGGGATAAAGAATTCCTAGTCAGTAGGAACGATCAAGTAGTTGTGGCCCATGATCTGTTTCTTGATCTTGTATCCAAGGCTGGAGATGACTTCTTCATAGTCTCTGAAAGACGTTCCGAATTGGGCCTGTAGCTGTTGCTCGAACTCGAACAGAACGGGGCTTCGATTGCCTTTGATTGTTTGCGCCGCCCCATTGATTGCATTCAGATCGCTTCCCTGAATGTCGATCTTTATGAAGCTAACGTTGCCGATGCCTAAGTCGTCGATCGCGGTTGAAATAACCGCGCGCCCTTCGGATGCTCTTGGGTCGATGCCATAGGCGCCGAAGCAAGCGATGTTCTCAGGCACCGGATAGATAAGCGTCTTGCCGCTCTCGGACCAAACTGCAGATTCGTGAACAATGATATTTCTGGCTTTGTTGGCCTCTACATTCATGCGCAACAAAGAGCAGACAAACGGATCGGCTTCGAACGCATGAACTTTGCCCTTTTGCCCAACCATCCGTGAGAATAGAACGGCCATTTGGCCGAAGTTGGAGCCAACGTCCAGTACCGCCGTTCCTGGTCTGATGTGTTTGGCGGACTCTTTCACAACCTCTCTCTCAAAGATGCGTCCTCGCCGCATCGTTATTGCAATCAGGTCGTCGATGAGAGGAAGCCACCAGTTACCCGTTGTTGTCTTGAAATAGCCAATCTCGTGACCCTGTACGACCTTGGTTTCGGTCGGCGCGACTGGCTTGCGCCTTGGAAGACCCAGAAATCTGCTCAACCTGCTCATGATATGCCAATGCCCTTCACCGGTGACACCTTTACCCACCTTTTCGACTGGGAGAAAGACCCTCAGCGCCAAGAAAAGATCGTCAACGCAGGTCTTGAAGCTGAATTTGACGGAATCGATACGGCACTTTCAACGCTCAAAGTAGTCGGCCATGGCGTCGGTCCTGTCAGCGTCGCGGATTGCCGCTCCGTGCTGTTCGGGGGCGGCAGGACGCGTCGGGAGCGGTGGTCAACTTCAACAATGGCGACGTGACATCACGCGTTCGGCTTATCGCTCGCAGCGACGCTGTGGATCCCCACCGTTACCACTTCATAATTCTATCGAACGAATGAACTATCTGAACGATCGCAGCCGTCTTCCAATCGATTTGATAGTGCATTTGGTCGCGCGCCACTTCGGGATACCAAGCGCGCTTGCGGAAAGTTTTGGGTTGTTGAAGCGGTAGCCGCCGTGAAGTCCGACATTCCGCTCAAATAAGTAATTGGCGTCCTTGTTCGTTACGGCTGAATACCAGTCGGCCCAGCCTTGGGCTGCTGTGATGGTTGGTAACTCTGCTTGCGCGCCCGCGTCGTTGGCGAGAAAGAAAGCGTTGCCGCCGAAATAGCAGACCAGCCGATATCCGAGTTCGTTGCCGCGCCGAACAAAAGCGGCGAGCGGTTGCCCCACATTGCGCCTCGCCGTCTTGGCAGGGAGCAATTCGGTTCGGTCAGGTCCATGCTCTGGTTGTACTTCAACGACCACGAGGCGTGGTCGGTGATCCAGGTCATCCAGCGCCGAGAAGTGATCGAAATCCAGCCCGTCAATATCGATTGAGAGAAGGTCTAGCCGTCGTTTCGCAAGTCCGGTGGATTTTAGGATGTCCGCGAGATTGTTGCACTTCGTGCCCACTGCAGCGTTTACGCAAACGACCTGTTCGTTAGACAGATAGGTCCGCCGAAGTTGCTGGAATCGTTCAGGGCAGGCTTCAATCAGCAGCGCGCTCCAACCATCGAGGATAAGTGAGCGGGTGTTCGATAGGTGTAGCCCATCCCATGCGCCAAATTCGCAACAGAACCTTTCGCTGGCGCCGATGACATCGAAAACCCTTTGAATGATGCCGTCTTCGCCACTCTGCGAGAAATGTTTCTGCTGGTAGTCGACTAACCGCTGCATTCTGGAGAGCTCGCCCAATGCCTTTCACAGGCGACACCTTTACTCATCTTTTCGATTGGGAGAAAGACCCCCAGCGCCAGGAAAAGATCGTCAATGCAAGATTGGAGGCTGAGTTCGACGGATACGATACTGCACTATCGGCACTCCAATTCGACACCCGCGAGAGGCTAAACGCAAACCGGACCTACTACGTAAGGACGGACGGTAGCGACAGCAATACAGGATTGGTGGACAGCGCGGGTGGGGCGTTTCTGACGATCCAGAAGGCAATTGACGTTGCAGCCGCTCTTGACATCACGATCTTCAACGTGACGATTCAGGTCCGCAACGGGACCTACACGGGCGCTGTCACGCTCAAAGACCCGGTCGGTGCTGGCACCGTCACGATCACGGGCGACACGACCACGCCTAACAACGTGGTCATCAGCACGACCTCGGCGACGGCGTTCACGGTCAACAAGACTCAGCGCGTCAACGTGACAGGTGTGAAGGTCACGACGGCCACCTCGGGCTTCGGCTTCTTGGTGTTTAACGGGGCCAAGCTGTCGCTGACGCACATCGACTTCGGTGCTATCGCGACCGGCGGTGCGGGAATCTTCGCGACTGACGGCGGCACGCATGTCGTTCTTGGCGGCGCAAACTGTAAGTGGTCGGGAAATTGCGACCGCCTTCTCAGCCTCAACAACCAAACCAACTTCAACTTTAACGGCACGATCACGCTCCTCGCGAACGTTACGGTTGCTTCCGACACGATCGGCGTTAACGGCCTCTCGTTCGTGCAGTCGACCGGTACGTGGACATTGGGCGCGTTCACGGTGACGGGCACACGCTTCAACAACGTCAACAAATCGCTCATCCAAACCTTCGGCGCTGGGGCCTCCTACTTCCCCGGCACCGTTGCCGGCACAACGGACGCATCCAGCACATACGCATGAGGACGCGATGATCTTCGACCCGAAGCATTGGTATTGGTTTGTTGCTGGCGACGAGACGCGCGTGTTCTCGAGCCGGGCAGGGGACTACGTCCAACTGACCAACCCGGCCTATGTCGCGTGGCGGGCCGACGGTGGCGTGCCGACGCGCATCGTCAGCGAGGCCGAGCTTGGTGAGGTGTTATCGCCGCATCGTGTTCGCCCGAACGACGCGGCAGTACTCGAAGCTTATCTCGATACCCAGGCGGGCGAGGTGATCGACGCCTTCCAGTTCAAGATTCTCTTCCAGCACGAGAACCGCCTGCGCGCGTTGGAGCGCTGGGCGGGCCTCGACAACAAGCCCAACCTCACCCCCGCGCAGGCGCGCGCAGCCGTAAAGGTGATGCTTTGACCGAGCTAATTCGCAGCGCACTTAGGCGCGTCATTCGCTAGGCACTCGGCCCGACGACGACCGATGCGGCGACGCACGACCCGGCCGGCCTCGACGAAATCGCGCGCGGCTGATGGTTCAAATCCGAGAGGCAACGAGCAAGGACGACCTTGAAGCGGATCGATGATCTCGAACGCACGTGGCTGGCCCGCGATTAGGTCTGCCCCCGGTCTCGCCGTGCACGATCGACGCGAACTCTGACTCGCACCCTGACAGTTTTCCACAGAGCGTCGTGAGGCGCTCGCATCCAAACAAATTGACGAGGTGGGACATGGCCCGTATCGCCAAGGCCCTTGACGAATTGCGTGCGCAAATCAACGCGAAGTATCCCGGCCGCAGCAAGATATCAGACGGATGGATCGGTGATTCCGCTCACGCAGCACGGGCGTCGGATCACAATCCGAATTCCGTCGGAGTCGTGACCGGGCTTGACGTCACGCATGATCCGGCGCGCGGCTTCGACAGCTGGAAATTCGCGGACCTGCTGCGGATCAACAAAGATCCGCGCATCAAATACGTGATTTCGAACGGTCGGATATTCTCATCCGTGGTATCGCCCTGGATTTGGCGATCATATACCGGAGCGAACAAACACGCGCATCATGTCCACATTTCGGTGATGGGTGACGCCTCGCTCTACGATCTCGGGTCCGCGTGGAAGATCGACGATCCGATCGATTCATCCGCCGTCACATCAAGGCCAATCGAAACCAGACCCATGGGCATCACGCCCGACATGCGCCGGAGGATGGCGAAGAAGATCATCCAGTTCGAGGGACGGATCGTAAACGGCAAGCTAGCCGTCTACAGCCCACCGGCCAATGACGGTGGCGGCGCGTTCGAGGTCGCCGGGATCAACGTCAACTACCACCCGGCGATGGCGACGCGGCTGCGCGACCTGATCACTGCAGGGAAGGCGGACCAAGCGGAGAATGAGGCCGCCGACTATCTGATCGACTACACCAAAGCCGCCGCCGGCTGGACGGAATACGCGGGTGTCGAGTTCTATCTGCGGGACTCGATCTTCAACCGCGGTCCGAAGGGCGCGGTGCGCATCTTACAAAGGTCGCTTGGTGTTCCCGATGATGGGGAGATCGGCCCGCGGACACGCGCCGCGATGGCGAAGCTGACCGCAGACGAACTGCTGACCAAGCTCCGCGCCGGCCGAGAGAATTATGAACGCGGGGTCGTCGGGTACCGCGCCAATTTCTGGAGGGGCCTGGTGAACCGCTGGGACAAGGCGCTGGTTGCCGCGCGTGAGTTCCAGAGAGAGCAGGGCGCGCTGCCGTTCAAGAAGACGGTCGGCACAGGCGCCGGTACCGCCGTCGTCGCCGTCACGTTCTGGGATTGGATCGTCGCGCATCCCGTGCTCTCGGCGATCCTCGCAGCAAGCGCTCTCACCATTCTCGTTCTCGGCATCCGTCAACTCAAAGCATCGCGCGAAAAGCCGCCGGCGCACCCCATTGCCCCGACCCCCGCAATCATCGAACAGGAGCATCCATGATCGCCACCGTCATCCTCGTCGTCCTGCTCTGCCTCGTGGCTTGGCAAATCTATGAAACCGTGAAGGCCTATGGCCGCGCGACGGGTTCAAGCTGGGAGCGCCTCAAGGCGGCTTTCCAGGATTCTGCGACGATCGCATGGGCGCGCCTGAATGCCATGAGCGCTGTCGTTGTGGCCGCGTTGGCGGAAATCTCGGCATGGTTCGGGGCGCCGGGCGTCCAGCAGGCCATCGAGCCCTATCTGGGGCCGCGCTACATGCTGGCCTATTTGCTGGTCGTTCTTGTCGGCGCCGAAGTCGCGCGCCGCCGCAGCCTGTCGGCCTGACGACATGATCTCGATCATCACGGGTCTTCTGGGACTTGCCGATCCGATCTCGCGGATTGGCAAGTCGATCGCAGATGCCCGCATCGCGGCCATGCAGGCCTCGACCGACAAGGAGAAGATCGAGCAGGAAGAGCGGGTCAGAGCGCTCGAGGCGCGTCGCGGCGTCATGGAGCGCGAGGCCGACGGCAAAATCAATCAGATCATCCGCGCGCTGCTCGCCGTTCCGGTCATCGTGTTCCTCTGGAAGGTGATCATCTGGGACAAGGTGCTGGCGCTCGGTACGACCGACGATCTGTCCGAGAACCTTTGGTACGTCACCATGATGGTACTCGGCTTCTATTACATCCATTGGACGGTCGGGAGGTTGAAGCGATGACGCCAGAAGAAATCGATTCGATCGCCACCACCGCGGCGGAACGGGCGGTCAAATCCACGCTGCTCTCGCTCGGCATCAATATCGAAACGCCGGCGGAGATCGTCGAGGCGCAGCTCGACTTCCGGCACCTGCGGGCCTGGCGCGAGAGTACCGAAGCCGTGAAGCGAAAGGCGCTGCTGACGGCGGTCACCGTCGTGGTGACCGGCGCACTCGGTTATCTGGTGCTGGCCTTCCGCGGCGGTGCAAATTGAAAGCGCAGAAGATGAGCGTTCCCGTTGACGACCTCCCGCCGGCTGTCCGTGTCGGCCCGCACGACATCCGCTTCGCGACCCTCGGGACCGCCGATGCGCGCAAGAACTATGGAACGTTCATCCCCGCCGAGCAGGAGATCCAGCTCCAGCAGGCGTATTCCTCCGGTTCGATGGCGGCCGAGACCGTGCTGCACGAGCTCATGCATGCGGTCTTCGCCGTCGGGGCGGTGCAGGTGAAGCTGGGCGAGGAGCACATCGTGTCCGTCGTGGCGACGTATCTCGCGCAGATCATTCGCGACAATCCGGACTTCGTGTCGTGGCTGCAAAGGACCGTGAAAAGATGAACGACGCAGAGAACAAGACCTCTGTGGGACGTCCGCTGGCCGCGGGACAACGCATGCATCGTCTTCAGGCGCATGTCGAAACAGGACATATCAATGAGCCATTGGTTAGCAAGAAGATATGGTTTGCTGCCTCCTAAGCTTAGTGGTACGGGGCGCGGGTACGATCCAAATCAGCCGCGCGCGGCGGCGGGGAATTCCAACGGTGGTCAATGGACAGGTGCTGCGAACGGAGGTGCTGCTGACCTGCCGATTCACTTCGTTGCGCGACGTCGGTCCCCTGGCCGCGAAGCGCAGTGCCTACTGCAGTATCGGCAAGATACTTTTATTTGCAATTCGGTCGGGTCGCCGATCTGTCACCAGCAGGCAGCGCTACGATATGCGAACTGTCTGGCAGGCCTGTCTATTCCGCCACTGAATTGGTGAGGAACGTGTCATGGTTATTGCAGAACGCCTTTTGAAGGTGCGGATTGCTAACGATGAAGCAAGAGTACCTATTCGGATATTCAAACCAGAGAAGATCGACAACGGCGGATGGTCATGCAGGTATGAGATCGATTGGCCCGATGGACGGTGGACGATGGCTGCGGGCGGCTGTGACACTGTCCAATCTCTAGTCAATGCACTCTTCATGATCGGCAGCGAAATTTACACAAGCGATTTCCATAAGGCGGGTACTCTGCATTTCGATGAATTGGAAAAAGGTTATGGATTCCCTGTCCCTTTGACCTTGCGTCATTTGCTTGTCGGCGACGACGCGAGTTTTTTCTGACGAACTTAGATAGTGCCGACCTAGCTGGATTAGTCGTTGGTCTAGACTGACGGCTGTGACGACATCGCGCTTCGCGACACTGGGGCGGCCGATGCGCGCAAGAACTATGGAACGTTCATCCCCGCCGAGCGGGAGATCCAACTCCAGCAGGCGTATTCCTCCGGCTCGATGGCGGCCGAGACCGTGCTGCACGAACTCATGCATGCGGTCTTCGCCGTCGGGGCGGTGCAGGTGAAGCTGGGCGAGGAGCACATCGTGTCCGTGGTGGCGACGTATCTCGCGCAGATCATTCGCGACAATCCGGAATTCGTGTCGTGGCTGCAAAGGACCGTGGGGCGGTAAAGCCACGTTCGAACGCGGCGTTGAGTTGATGCGATCCGCGTCGTCGCTGTAAGCGCTTCATCGTTCTTTCCAGAAATGTTTTGCCAGATCGGTGCGCAGTTCGCGCGCCGACGCCGGGCTGCGCGATTGTCAGTGCGTTCGCCGGACAACGTCTTTCGTCACCCAGCATACCCACAACCCGATCTAAAGGACCTCGCTATGGAAGATTGGCGTCCGACATCGCCGTTAATGAACCGCCGCTGGCTGAACTATGCGCAGTCGGTACCGACTGAATTGCCTGCGCCGGTGTCGCCCATGGAGACGACTTCCGCAACGGTGCCACCTTGGTTCGGAGATGTGCAGTGGCCGGTGGCGCCAGCTCCGCAACCTGGGCCGCGGCCCGTGCCAGACATCAGCGAGGATCCGGCCGAGCGCTTCACCACCCGGATGAGACGTGCAGTTCTTGCGCCAGGGCGCCGTGGGCCCTCGGAGCCACCACGAGATTATCCGTCGTATCTCGGGCCGATGCCGCGATCGCCTGCTTGGGAAGAGGTGCCTGCCGCTGCTACCCCCTGGTCTCCGCTAGCGAGACCGCCGCATGCCACCGATTGGGATCGATTTTTTGCCGGCGGGGAGTGTTACGCCTCGGAAGGTGGTCTGACTTGCACTACACAAGGCGGAAGGAGGTCCACCGTTCCAGACTGGTCGCTTCGGCCCGGTACACGAATTGCTCCGGGCGAAAGAGCCTATCACTCCTACATGACGCCGGATGGTCCGGTTGCAGGAATACCATCTCTCATGGACATCGCTATCACCAGACCGACGCGAGGACCCACGGGTCATGTCTTTCCTGCAACCCCGGACGGGACACCAAATCAAGCGAGCCCGCCTTCTGCCTACTACCCGACGCTCGGCTACCTGAGCGGGCGGGTTAGGTCATATTTGACAACGGACCAAACCGGCGCACGGGTCGTGGTCAACGTGACCGAACCTGGGCACCCCCTGTATCCAGGCGTAGTCATGAGATACGAGACCGATTCCCCGGCGGGCGCGGTCATTCAAAACGAGGGCATTGGCTTGGGGTGGCTGCAAAGTCCGAATCCCCCACCTGGGGTTCGCAATCCGATTAACACGGTCTGGGAGGGGCAGGCGCAAGAGATTTTGGGCGCACGCGGACCGCTCCGGTCCGCGCAACCGCTTGGCAGGCCGCGACCATAGACCTATGTTTCGTTAGCTGAATTGCGCACGATACGATTAGGTCGCCACAAAATGAATAGCGAATCTGACGAGTCAGAATCCGAATCATGGTGGGATAGCGGTCGAGGTTGGAAGGCCCTTGCTATTGGGCCGTGGGCAGCTCCCGTCGTCGTCATCATGAAATTTGGGTTTTCCGGTGCGCCGGACAACGTTACCAGCTTCTTGTTTCCGCTTGTTTTATCGTACGCCTATGCATGCACGTTCGTGTTCGGTGTACCTCTCTATCTGCTTCTTCGGGCGCTCAAGCTTACCGCAGTCTGGTGGGCGTCAGCTCTTGGACTTATTGTCGGTTCTGTCGTGGTCTACCTACTTTTCGCGAGAGTTGGTTCCAAGGAGGCGATCACCTTTGCCATCGAATACGGCGGTCCGCCAGGCGCGGCGGTTGGGGCATTGCTATGGTGGATTGCCCGGCCGGACCGGCCGGGTGCACCTGGCGAAGAAATCTCCCTGCCCAAATGGGATTGGAATACGGCAAGGGTGCCAATCGGATTCTTGATTGCGGCGCTTGCCGCTCCAGTGATCGTTGGGTTGGCATTCGCACCGGCTATTCCGGGCACGGACTTCAGCCCGTTCCTCGTCTATCCGGTCACGCTGATATTTAGCGTTGCGGTGTTTCGAATCTTGGGTGAGCTGAAGTTGACTACGCTTTGGATTACGATGGTTGCGGGCTGCGCCGTCGGAGTTACCACGCTTTTTGTCTTTGCAATCTTGTCGGCCGATCCATCAAGAGCTCTCGTAGAGCAGTACGGATTGGTTGGTGCCACTTTTGCGCTGTCGGGCGCTGCCGTTGGAGCGATCTTCTGGCTGATCGCGCGCCCGGATCGACAGGGTGTAGTGCATACTTCATAGAGTTGAACAATGCGAGTTGGTGCATGGCGCTTCCTTAGTGCGTCATTGCGCTACATCGGCTTTTCGCCCTTAGATCGCGACGTGGCGCATCAGGCGATGCTCCCCGTCGCTGACGTCGGTGCGCCTATGCGCAGCGATTGTCCCCACCAGCACATCGGTCCGGACGCCTGACGTGCTCGTAGACGAACTGCGCTGTTGAACGAACAGCGTGTTTGAGACGTTTCCCTCCCTCTCGTCCGACAATCCCCCGATTGCCAATCATCTTTCCCGCACGACCGAGCATCACGTGCTTCGGTTGGGGAAGATGCCCACCGCTTGCAGAACGGCGCTAACAGATCGACCGGGTGATCCCCCACACCCGCTACTACCGCCGTCCATCCTTCCTTTGATCGCCCATCGGCTGCCCAACCAGGGCGGGGTTCTCCACCCGGCGCAACGCTGGGAACAACCACGCCCACACGGCGACGGCGCCGAGCAGCGCCGCACCACCAATCGCGACCGCGGCCACGGCGCCGAACCATTCCGCGGTGATGCCGGCGCGGAACTGTCCGATCTCCGATGCATGCGGCCAGCTATCGAGCAACCATCATTCCGCACTTAAGACCCCCAACAGCCATCGGGAAAACATCAATGAACTATTTGATAGCTAGAGCATGCGGTTTGTCGGCACCAGGCTTGGCCGGAAGGGTCGCAGATACGATCCAAATCAACCCCGCGTCCCCGCGGGTGATCGCGATGGCGGAAATGGACAAGCGGCCTGGAGCGCCATGCTAAAAGCACCAAGCCTGTTGCCGCTTTTGCGGCAGCTCGTCGTCGAGGCATGTCTGAGGCGTTTTGCGCAGCACAGTTGGTAATTGATAATTTGCTGTGCAATTCGGTAAGGCCTGCGCCTCGTCGTGCAGTCTGTCGTTCGCAGGCAATGGAGCGTTACGCTGCATGCCTTCGAGGCCATCCGCTGCCTCCGCTGAGCTATTGAGGGATGCCATGATTATAGCAGAACGCGTTCTCAAGCTGCGCGGACGGCAGGGCGACGTTGAAATTCCGGTTCGTATCTTGGCTCCGCAACGCACGAAGGATGATTGGTCGTGCCAGATTGAAATCGGCTGGCCGGGCGAGAAACTGACCAGGATAGCGGTAGGCATTGACGCGGTGCAGGCGCTTGAATTGGCATTGAAGATGATCGGAGCTCAAATCTATGCGAGCGATCACCATGAATCAGGGGCTTTAGAATGGCTCGAGCCGGGAAAAGGCTACGGCTTTCCGGTGCCGAACGGCATTCGCGATTTGCTTGTTGGTGACGACAAGAAATATCTGTAGCTACCGCCGCCCATCCTTCCTTTGATCTCCCATCGGATCGACCTGCCCAACCAGGGCCGGGTTCTCCACCCGCCGCAAGGCCGGGAACAGCCACGCCCACACGGCGACGGCGCCGAGCAACGCGGCGCCACCGATCGCGACCGCGGCCACGGCGCCGAACCATTCCGCGGTGATGCCGGCGCGGAACTGCCCGATCTGCGATGAGGTGCCGTAGAATAGTGAGTCCACCGAGAA